ATTGGACAAAGCAATTAACGCAACTGTTCAAGAGTTCAAGAATGTTAAAATTAAACCAATAAGCTACAACGACGTTATATCATCTCGTCAGTTTTTGCGTAATCGCAGACATGACACAGGATTTTCAGGCATAGGCTTCGCAGACAAATTCGAGCTAGCGAATAACCCTAGCTTCCGATCCTACGCCAAGAATTTCGCAAATTCCGGTGAATTAGCGACGTATAAGCTGTTTTGGAAAACAGAAAATTTAAAAAAAACGAAAGCGCAATTAATACCCCGAATAATATATGGTACTAATTTAGAAGCAGAAATGGCAGAGCGTCAATCATTCCAACCATTCCTTAGTTCACTCAAACATAGGAAATGGTCTACACCTAGTAAGATAGGTATCAGTAATCAGGAATTCCCCCGATTGTACGCTCGCCATAATTTAGACAAAGGTTGGTTAGCAAATGCTATAGACTTTAGTAAGCAGGATCGTTACATGCCCAAACCAATAATGGATGCACGAAAACGAGTCATGACGCGCATTGCCGAATTACAAGGTAATGATCGCAGAACAATAAACAACATAGCTCGAATTATTGATAAGACCAGTTCGTACTATGTTGTGACTCCAACCGGGGAAGTTGTACAACTTAACTCCGGCCATCCATCTGGCTTGTATCTAGGAGCTGAAGGCAACACCATTAACCACCGCATAATCCACAATTACGTAGACATCAAGCATGGTTTCGAAAACATGAAAAAAGTTGATTCACAATATGGCGACGACGCTCTCCGCTCATTGCCACCACACGACCCAATGACACGAAAGTATTTGAGGTCGAGACCAACTTTATTCAAAACTATCGAAGATGACCTTGGTCTACAGACCACAGTGGATATGTGGGGCGAAGTAGCCCTCAATAACCATGAACCTGCCTTCTTACGCAGAAGCTTTGTACCTAATCCCACTGGTCCCGGTGTTGTAGCAAAGTTTGAATCCAATAGAGTCCTCAACAAGTGGTTAACACCTCATGTTATAGTGAGAACACCACAAGACTCCTTTGACCGCTCACTCGGCTATTTAATGCTAAGTGGGGCTGACTCAGACTTGTACAACACTATCCACAAATATATGGACCATTTAATCCAAACAAAGGATATTAAGGTACCCAACCTATATAGAGATATGACTAGAGATAAATTAATATTAAATTATTACAGACCCCATGGGAAAATCGACCCACGAACTCGAGAATACGTAGACTATGAAACTTTCACCCATGTTTCACACCAAGGTGGTTTTCCATTGGCAATAGCCATTCCATCTGGTGAAGG